CCGACTGTGGATGTCGGCTCCCCGATTCCGAAGCCCAAAAAGGATGACCCACAATGACTACGAAGCAACGCAGTGACTTTCTGGACAGCATGGGTAGATATAAAACCCAGAGCCTGTTCCTAGAGACAGCCTACGACTCAGAAGCCTTTTTTACATTTGATGACGTAGACAAAGTGTATAAGGGCAAGACATACACAAGCCTGAAGCGCCTGTATCTAGAAATGGAAGACGTAACAGAGTATGCCTTTGCCGACGCACATCTGGCTGGCTGGAATCACTGGAAGAAGATTTGTGGTAACTCTGCAATTCGAGAACATATTGAAGATTGGCGCTATGAGCTAGAACTAAAACTTACTGCTCGTGCCATGAGTAAAATTAAAGAAATGGCAGAAGAGGGAAACTACAACGCTGCCAAGTATATTGCTAATAAAGAGTATTCTTCTGGGAAAGGACGCCCTACAAAGGCAGATAAAGAGGCAGCTTTGAAACGAGCCACTCTTACAGAAGATTCTACCAAGGCAGAAGGCGCACGTATTTTAGAACTAATTAAAGGAAAGTCTAATGGCTAAACTAACACTATACGATTTGGCAAGCGGCAGCTTTACTGTAGACTTGCTCAATGCTAACTTTGCATTGATTGAGACTGCACTGGAGAATACCGTAAGCAGAGACGGCACGGCTCCTAATACGATGTCTGCTTCTTTGGACATGAACAGCAACCGCATTCTTAATTTGCCTACAGCAGCTACAAACAATGAGCCCGTTACATTGGGCCAACTGCTTGCTCTTGGAACGCTTAACCTGTACACACCTGAGAATCATGTGCACACATGGGCAAGCATTACTGGCAAGCCCACAACCTTTACTCCGGCTACGCACACGCACGTCAAGAGCGACGTAACTGGCTTGGTGAGCGACCTGACATCTCTTGATACTAGACTGGACACCATCGAAGCAGAGCCTACTATCTATGTTCAATCAGGTGCTCCTACAGCGTTAAATCATCCTACAATGCAAAGCCTTTGGTTCTGGTGACTTATGGCAGGTACACGCTGGAATGGCTCCTCGTGGGCTAACATCACCACCAAAAAGCGCTGGAATGGCACTACATGGGCTGACCTAACAATTGCAAAGCGATGGAATGGCAGTGCTTGGGTGGACTTATTTGCTGCTATTCCTTTGGCTCTTGGCAACACTACAGACAACTTTACAGACACATTGAGTTGCGATAATCCCACTGGCTCTTGTCCCATTGCCGACACACAGTCTGACTCAGTTGTATATAATGTAAGTGGCGGAACATCGCCCTACACTGTAACTGCTGTTGTTGCTGATGGCCCACCACTAACTATAGTAGTGGATGACCCGACTAAGACCATAACTGCATCTACTTCCGTTGGACGCAATGACTCTAAGACTGGCGAGATTAAAGTAACGGTTACAGACTCCGCAGGAACTCCTGCAGTAGTCGATTTCTTTTTGCCGTTCTCATTTACATATGTATATACAGAAGGCGGCGAAGGCCCACCGTTTGAACCTGAACTACCGCCAGCGGAGCAACAATGAGTTTGACACAAGACGAGATTAGACAGGCAGCAGAAGCAGATTTAGAGGTGTTTATTGGGCTAGTTGCCCCTCATCTGTTGCTTGGCGAGTGCCACCGAGACTTAATTCGCTGGTGGACAAGCTCGTCTAGGAAAGACAACGTAATGGTGCTCTTGCCGCGTGGTCACATGAAGTCTATGTTGATTGCGTATAAGACAGTGTGGGAGTTGACTAAAGACCCGACTGAAACAATTTTGTATGTGTCTGCTACATCGGACTTGGCGGAGCAGCAATTGGCCTTGATGAAAAACATCATGACCAATAAGACATATACTAAGTATTGGCCTGAGATGATTCATGCCCAAGAAGGAAAGCGAGAGAAGTGGAGTCTAAGTGAAATTTCAGTAGACCACCCTCTTCGTAAGTCGGAAGGTATACGAGACCCGTCTATCAAGACGGCTGGCTTAACAACAAACGTTACTGGATTCCACGCTACAAAGGTTAAGCTAGACGACGTTGTGGTTCCCAAAAACGCATACACGGAAGATGGTAGGCAGTCTGTGGCGGCTATTATTAGCCAGATTGCTTCCATTAAAGTGCCTGACGCTAAGATGGATTGTGTTGGTACACGCTACCATGGCAAAGACCAGTACACAACCTTTATGAAACAATCCTATCACATCTATGATAATAATGATGAGGTAGTTAGCGAGGAGTATGTATGGGACAGCTACGTGCGTGTAGTAGAGACTGATGGTGAGTTTTTATGGCCCAGACAGGCTCGTACTGATGGGAAGCGATTTGGCTTTGATAGAAACATCCTGAGCAAAATTAAGGCAGAGTACGAAGATAGAACTCAGTTTTACGCTCAGTACTATCAGAACCCGAATGACCCGTCAAGCCACAGGATTTCTCCAGATAAGTTTCAATACTTTGAGCCAAGATTCTTGCGCATGGAACCAGATGGCTGGTACTTTGCAGACAAGCGCCTGAACGTGGTAGCTGCTATTGACTTTGCGTTCTCCATAAAGGCTAAGGCAGACAGCACGGCAATTGTAGTTGTAGGCATTGACAGCGACTCTAACATCTATGTACTTGATATTGATAGGTTTAAGAGTGACAGGATTAGCGACTACTTTCACGCCATCCAAAGGATGCACAGGAAGTGGGGATTCAAGAAGCTTCGATGCGAAGTAACTGTGGCGCAACAAGTGATTGTCAGAGACCTGAAGGAAAACTACATAGCCAAACAAGGCATGAATCTGGTCATTGACGAGTATCGCCCGAGCAGACACGAGGGTAACAAGGAAGAGCGAATTGCTGCTACTTTGGAACCTAAGTACGACAATCGGAAGATTTGGCATTATAAGTCGGCCAACACATCAGCACTAGAAGAAGAGTTGATGCTTGAGAAGCCACCGCACGACGATATTAAGGACGCGCTAACAGCGGCAATTGATATTGCTACGCCGCCTATGGTACGAGGTAACAAAATGAAAAGAAGCAATGTATTGCAGTTTAATAGCCGCTTTGGAGGCGTAACAGCATGAGTGTTAAAGTAGCAGAAATTAAAGGTATTTTGCAGCCAGCAGGACTTGCTAGCGAAGTGGCCTATATGTGGGATAATCTAAACACAAATAGAAATACATGGATTAAAGAGAAGGAAGAGCTGCGCAACTACATCTTTGCCACGGACACGACAAAGACTAGCAATAGTAAGCTCCCGTGGAAGAACAAAACTACCATTCCGAAGTTGTGTCAGATTAGAGATAATCTTCACGCTAACTACGCCTCTGCCCTATTCCCTAACGATAACTGGTTTAAGTGGGAAGGATACAGCAGAGACGCGGTTACACTGGAAAAGCGTAAGACAATCGAAGCCTACGTGGGCAACAAGATTAGAATGTCTGGCTTCCGCACTGAGGTGTACAAGCTTCTGTACGACTTCATTGATTACGGCAATGTGTTTTGGGATGTCGTATTTGTCAACGAAAGCCATAAAGATGCTGATGGAAACATAATTCAGGGCTATCGTGGCCCTAAACTGAAGCGTATCAGCCCGTATGATGTTGTCTTTAATCCGCTGGCTTCCAGCTTTAAGGACTCCTACAATATTGTCCGAAGTGTAAAAACTTTCGGAGAATTGAAATGGGAGCTTGACAATATGCCAGAAATGGGGTATAATAAGGATGTGGTGGGAGATATGGAGAATTATCGCCGCAATCTGGCTGGATACTCCACTGAAGACCTCTCCAAAGCCCTTGCCCTTCAGGTTGATGGTTTTGGCAATTACTCGGACTATCTGCAAAGCGGATATGTCGAGATTCTAGAGTTTGAGGGCTCTCTACACGATAAGGATACTGGAAAGTTCCATCAGAACGTGCTAATCACGGTAGTAGATAGAGCCAAGGTAATCCGAATTGTTCCTATGCCGTCTTGGATGGGCAAGACCACCAAAGGTCATGTGGGCTGGAGAATGCGCCCCGATAACCTTTATGGCATGGGGCCTCTGGACAATCTGGTGGGTATGCAGTATCGCATTGACCATCTGGAAAACCTCAAAGCTGACGCAATGGATTTGGCCGTACATCCGCCTCTGGCGATTACAGGCAATGTCGAAGAGTTTGAATGGGGCCCGAATGCCGAGATTTATATTGGCGAGGGCGGAAACATTCAGGAGCTGGGCAAGAGTCTTAATGGCGTTATTGCAGCTAATAACGAGATTGCCATGCTGGAACTCAAGATGGAAGAAATGGCTGGTGCTCCCAAGCAAGCTATGGGCATCCGCACTCCGGGCGAGAAAACTGCATATGAAGTGCAGAGCTTGGAACAAGCCGCCTCTCGCATCTTCCAGAACAAGATTACGCACTTTGAAGTTGAATGTATCGAAGACATTCTGAATAAGATGTTCGAGGTAAGCAAGCGTAATATGGATGGTGCCGACTTGGTACGAGTACTTGATGATGACCTTGGTGTTCTGAAGTTTATGGAAATTACCAAAGATGACATCACCGCCTCTGGCAAGATTCGACCGATGGGAGCTCGACATTTTGCTGCTCAAGCTACAACTATTCAAAATCTAACAGCTTTTTATCAGTCTGCGATTGGACAAGACCCGTCTGTTAGAACACATATCTCTGGCAAAGCTGTTGCTAAGTTGCTGGAAGAATACTTGGGACTTGATAAGTTTGCTTTGTTCCAAGATAATGTGAGAGTGTTCGAGGATGCTGAAACAATGTCTTTGGCCCAACAATCACAAAAGCAACTGCAAGAAGAGTATATGGTAGACCCCAACCTGACGGCTGACGAAGAGGCCGCCGTATTAGCACAAGGACAAATGTAATGGCTAAAAGACTAGTAAAAATGGAAGACCTCGCTGGAGAAGCAAAGGGCTTCTCTGAAGACGCCGATGTACGTATTGCAAATAGAGCAGAATTGGAAAGAATTCGCGCTATGCCAGCTGCGGAACGCAAGGCTTATATTGCTAAAAAATTGGAAGCTGCTGCTCCGAAAGCCATGGGAAAAGGCAAAGCAGAACCAAAGAAGATTAATACAAACACTGCCGCTGGCAGAGCTAAGGCTGAGAAAGCCAGAGCTAAGGCAAGCCTTCGTATTACAGTTGCCGACGGCAAGCCTGTTCCCGAAGCTGCTCAAGCCAAAGGCATGAAGAAAGCCACAGCCGCGGCTAATAAGCCGACCAAGGCTTCTGCTGCCAAACCAAAAGCAGAAAGCAAACCTGCTACTACAAAAGCCCCGGATGCAAAGCCAGCATCTTCTAAGCCAGCAAAAGCAGCTAAACCAAAACCTGCGGTTAGTGCCCCGAAAACAGGGACAGGAATGGCAACAGTAGCTAAGGGCAAGGGAATGGTTCCGGTTCCAAAAGGTACAGCTATGGTTCCGGCTCCGAAGCCTAAGCCGGGTACTGGTATGGTTCCGGTTGGCAAGCCTACAGTTACTAGTGGCAAAGCTGCCGCTAGTGGCAAACCTGCAGCTGCCGCTTCTGCCCCGAAGGGGGGAGTTGGTGGCAAAGTACTTGGAAATATCATTTCTCCGAAAGCCCTTGTTTCTGAATTGGGTGGTGGCTATGTAGCTGGCAAGATTCGTGGTGATGGAAAATCTGCGGGTAGAAATATTCTTGCTACAGTCGTAGATGATGCTACCACTGGATATGCAGTTGGTAGACAATATGGAGCTGTAGCTGGCGCAGCAGTTGGTTTGGTTCGTGGTGCGCAAGCAGAAGGAAAGCGTAGTGGTAAAGCTCCCTTAGCTTTGCCAACCACTCCGAAGCAAGGCGGAACATTTGGAGGCGTTAAGCCAGCCACAGGTGGAAGTAAGGGCCCGACCTCTCGTGGCGGAGCCCGTGGTAAGTTTAGCACTCCCGTGGCGTCAGCTTCAAAGCCAGCGGCTCCGAAGGCCGCGGCTCCTGCTAAAAAGGCAGTTAATCCTGCTAGTGCAGCTTCGGCTAAACCAAGTACATCCAGCAAAGGCGTTGATAGCGTTGGCAGTGCTAGTTACGATATGCACACGGCCTTCCGCAAAGAACTGGAAACTGGCGGAGGACGCCCTGCTTGGAGCATGGATAAGAAAGTTGCCTCTGGTGGCGCTACAGTTGAAATCTCTAAACCTGCATCAAGTGGAACAACCCTTCAGGCCGAGCTTGATAAGTTCCAGTCTTCGGGAGGAAAGGCTCCCAAGAAAGACATGCAGATTGGTGGTTTGATGGGTCGCTCTGATGGCAAGTGGCATCTTCGCCGCAAACCGGGCAAGGGATGAAAACTGCTTGGCTAAAGGGGGCAAAGACTCTCGATGCTAAAAAAGAACGTAAAGCTCTAATTCAGGCAGGGAAACCTGCCCTGAAGCTTCTAAAACAAATTCTTGAATCTGAACTGCAAACATTGGAGGATAATGAGTTAAAGAATGATGTGTACAATGCGTCCAATTGGGCGTATCTACAGGCCGACATTAACGGCGCTAAACGAACTTACCGAAAGGTAATTGACCTATTACCAATTGAGGAATCCAATGACTGAATCAACTTTATTCCCTGAAGAAAGCACGACCACGCAAACTCAGGAACCCGCCGCCCCTCCTGCTGCTTTGACTTTACCGAGCGAAGTAGTTAGCCTTGTGGGAGCTGGCAAAAAGTACTCTACAATCGAAGACGCGCTAAAAGCCCTTCCCCATGCACAAGCCCACATTGCTCGAATTGAAGAAGAGAATAAGGCTTTGCGTGAGAAGGCAGCTCAAGCTAAGGCTATTGATGAAGTGTACGAGGCACTTGTGTCCCGTCAACCGGAAGCCGGACAGACCATCCTGCAGCCTGTATTAGACGAAAATGTTCTGGACTCTGTGCTTGAGCGTAAGCTCGAACAAAAGCGACAAGAGGAAGTGAGGAGTATAAATCTTAGTAAAGTAAGAAATAGCCTAACAGAGAAGTTTGGCGAAAAGGCACAGGAAGTCTTTACTACCAAAGCAAAGGAACTTGGTGTGAACGATGCTTTCTTAACTGACTTGGCTGCAAAATCTCCCGCTGCTGCGCTGGAATTGTTTGGGTTGGCAAAGAAGGAATCCGCGCCAACAACAGCAGTCTCAGCTGGTAGTATCAATTCTCAAGCGCTTGCTCAAGGCAAACAGCCCGCCCAAGTTAAACCTGTAATGGCTGGTGCTTCTACTAGCGACCTACTGGCTGCTTGGAGAGCTGTAAATCCAACTAACAATACATAAGGATAAATAATGCAACTTACAACTAATACCTCGGCTTTTATTGAAGCCCAGCAGTATTCGCAGTTCATTCTTGCGAACCTGCACGACGGCCTGTTGCCGGGTACTTTCTACCGTAACGTCTCTGACTTTCCGGCCGGTACTCAGCTGAACATCAAGGTCGTTGGCGCTGCCACCGTCCAAGACGTTGAAGAAGACAAGGCAGTCACCTACAACCCGATTGACACCTCGACCGTCACACTGGCTATCACCGACTACATTGGCGATGCTTGGTATGTGTCGGACGTGCTGCGTCAAGACGGTGCTCAAATCGAACAGCTGATGGCTATGCGTGGTGTTGAATCCACTCGTGCCATTCAGGAAGACTTCGAAACGAAGTTCCTGAAAGTTGCTGGTATCACTGCCCAAACCGCTGGTGACAAGAATGCCATCAACGGCTTCGACCATCGCTGGGTTGCTGACTCTGGCGCTGACAACAGCTACAAGATTGGTCTGACTGACTTCATCGACATGAAGCTGGCTTTTGACAAAGCCAATGTTCCGCAAGCTGGTCGTATCGCTCTGGTTGACCCGGTTGTGGAAGCCACCCTGAACAAGCTGGCTGGTGCCACTGTCTCGATGGACAGAAACCCGCAGTTCCAAGGCGTTCTGGAGCAAGGCTTCGTGCGTGACCACAAGTTCCTGTTCAACCTGTTTGGCTGGGACATCTACACCTCCTCGCGTCTTGCGAACATCACAGCCGCCGAAACAATCTCGCACAACGGTACACCCGAAACTGCTCCGATTGGCTCGGTTGCTAACGTCTTCATGAACGTGCTGGATGATTCCATCAAGCCGATTATGGGTGCTTGGAGACAAATGCCGCGCGTTGAAGGCGACCGTAACAAAGACTTGGCCCGTGATGAGTTCGTGACTCGTTCTCGCTATGGCTTTGGTCGTCAGCGTCCGGAATCTCTGGGTGTGGTTCTGACTTCTGCCAGCAACTACTAATAAAGGAGATTTAATATGACTATTCAAGTTATCAATGGCGTTAAAAACTATTACGGCGCTAAAGGCCGTCATGAGGCCGTGCAAGGCGTTCTGGAAACAGACGGCTGCGTGAAAGAAGGCGTTGTTGTCTTTACTGGTGAAAACTATCAGAGCGTTGCGTTTAGCCTTCCGGCTGGCGCTGCAATTGTAGGCAAGCCGCTGGTTGAAATCGCTGAGGCCTTCGTGCTCGGTGGTACAACCCCGACCATCAACATCGGTGTCTCTGCTTCGCACGGTACTAACTACCTTGCCGAAATCAGCGAAGCCAACGCAGAAGCTGTGGGCACATACGCCTCGGCTGCTCCGGCTGGCACACTGGCTGTTGACACCCCGCTGGCGGCTGCTGCCAACATCGTGGTGGCTCTTGACGGTTCCAACCCGACCATTACCGCTGCTGGTCAGTGTAAGGTTGTGTTCCAGTATCGCGTCATCTAAGTAGTAAATCGAGGGGCTGGGATTGGCCTAGCCCCTCTCTTACAGGAATTAATGCCAAATGGCTAAAATGACTCTGCTTGATGTTGTACAAGAAATTCTGTCGGACATGAACTCCGACAATGTAAACAGTATCAACGATACTATCGAAGCGCAGCAAGTTGTACAGATTGCTAAGCGCACCTATTTCAATATGATTAATGAGCGCATCTTGCCGCATACGGCGTCGTTTTTTAATCTGACAGCTCTCGTCAATCCTGCTAAGCCCACACATGTCCGCATTGAGGACAACGTGATTCGGGTGGAAAGCATTAAATATGACTGCCGCATGACGGAAGCCGACCTAGTGAATCCTAAAGAACTAATATATTTGGTTCCGAAAGACTTTGCTGATTTCGTGATGCAGCGCAATCCTAGCCAAGACACAGTGGACACGGTGCTGGATGTATTGCCGCTGTTCATTATTAACAACGCTGCTCCGACCTACTGGACTTCGTTTGATGACAAAACCATCATTTTCGATAGCTACAATTCGGAGATTGAATCTACCATCCAAAGCTCCAAGTGCTACGCCTATGGCGAGCGTGAGCCTGTGTGGACTGCTACGGACGACTTTATCCCAGACATCCCCGCTAAGATGTTCCCTTACTTTGTCAACGAGACAAAGAGCATGTGCTTCATGACCATTAAAGAGGCCCCGCATCAGAAGGTTGAGCAGCATGCACAGCGGCAAAGAGCATGGCTATCTGGTGAGAAATTTCGAGCTGGTGGTAAGCGCATCACCTACCCACACTACGGCAGAAAATAATGGCTTCTACTAGAGACTTTGTAATTAAGATGTCTAACACATCTTCCAATCGCGTTGTTGCTTATGAGGGAACATCTGGTGATGTTCCTTGGCAATTGCAAGGAGAGTATACAAACACCACTCTTGCAAAAAAAGCAATTGAACGCTATCTGGCCGAAACCAAGCCAGAGTCAGAGCAAAAGATTAAAGTGGAAGAAGTAGCCCCTATCGGAGAGACAAGTGGCAATTCAAAACGCAAACAAAGAATATAATACTTTTGTAAAAGGTATTATCACTGAGGCAAACGCACTAACCTTTCCTGAGAACGCCTCTATTGATGAAGCTAACTTTGTATTAAACAGAGATGGCAGTCGTCAAATCAGACTTGGAATGGACTTCGAGAATAACTACACAAGCACAGCTGTGCCGTCCATGACGAGCGCAGCTATTGGTGTTTCTTGCCACGAGTGGATAAATCCCGGCAATACGGTAGCCAATCAGTTTGCGGTAGTTCAGGTTGGTGATAAATTATTGGTGTACAATGCGGCAGCTTCTTCCATTAGCTCCAGCTTAATTGCTACAATAGACGCTTCGACTGCTATTATCGACGAGACCCGCGAGATTCAGAGTGCCTGTGGCATGGGCTTCTTTTTCTTTACGTCAGGGTCTGGTCTTCCGGCGGTACTGGAGTACGTTGGTGGCGTGGTGTCTATCAGATACATTAACATCAAGATTAGAGATTATTTCGGTGTGTATGATGGACTGGCTCCTAACACTAGGCCCACCACTCTATCAGATGCCCATAAGTATAACCTGTATAATCAAGGCTGGGATGCTACAAAGAATTCTGCTGTATTCTCAAATCGAGGAAGTTATCCGTCAAATGCAGAGATTTGGTGGGCTGCTAAGAATAGCACCGACGACTTTGCGGCTGGCAAACTAGACAAAATAGAGTTTGGAAGTTCTACCGCCCCGAAGGGAAGATACATTATTGATGCTTTTAATAGAAGCACGGATAGAATCTCTTTGTCTGGCATTAGTGGACTTGCCTCTGATATTGAAAACTCTAAGCCATCGTGCGTAGGATTCTTTCAACAGCGCGTTTGGTATTCAGGAGTCGACGGCAAGGAGGTTACTGCCACGGACACATCTCCCTCTATGCAAGGCTTCGTGTTCTATAGCCGCATTATTAGAACTCCGCAGGACTTTGGGCAATGTCACTCAGATGCTGACGTAACGTCTGAGATTGATAATGAGTTGGCTGGCTCGGATGGTGGCTATCTTAATATTCCAGATAGCGGAAAGATTTATAAGCTGTTGCCCCTTAACGACATGATGTATATTTTTGCGCAGAACGGCGTGTGGGCAATCCGTGGCGGAGACATGGGCTTTACAGCAACAGAGCAGCAGATAGAAAAGATTAGTGACTTTGGTGTTGTCAGCGGTAACAGCGTTGTTAAGACGGAAGAAGCGGCTATGTACTGGAGTAAGGCTGGCATTTATGTGCTAAGCAACTCTCAGACTGGCCCCACAACACAAAACATAACTCAAACCACTATTCACAGCCTTTTTACTGGCTTGCCTAAAGCATGCAAAGAGTATGCAACAGGGAGCTACGACCCTATTAATAGGCGAGTTACTTGGCTGTACAATGATGACATTACGTTTGATGGCATCAACTATAAATATAACTTTAACAAAGAGCTGGTCTTTGACTTGGTTCTTACTGCGTTCTCTAAAAACACCATTTCGAGAATCAGTAACACGAGTCTTTATGTTGCTGGGTATATAACTACTCCAGACCTGATTAGTGCCGCTGAGCTGGGAAGTAGCATTACAAAGTATCTGACTCTGTACTACGAGTCTGGAAGTTCTATTCCTAGGATTTCATTTGCCCACTACAAGGACAAGGACTTCATTGACTGGAAGTCGTTCAATGGCGCTGGCGCATACTTCGAAGCCTACCTGTTGACGGGCCATGAGCTTTTGGGCAACTCAATGCTAAATAAGCAAGCTCCGTACATAATTACTTACTTTAAGAGAACGGAAACGACTGTAGAGTCTGTTGGAGGTAGTGGCGCGGTAGAGTATGACGACCCTAGTTCGTGCATTCTGCAAAGCCGTTGGGACTTTTCTGACAGCGCTACAAGCGGTAAGTGGGGCCCTGCCACAGAAGTATATAGACTGAACAGGGCGTTAATCCTTCCCGTTGCTGGAGAGCCGCTAGACTACGGACACAATGTCATTATCACTAAGAATAGACTTACTGGTAGAGGGAAAGCACTGTCGCTAAGGTTTAATTCAAGCAACGGTAAGAACCTGCACATCCTCGGATGGGCTATCAGATATTCCGCAACTACAGTTATTTAAGGAACTTATGTTAAAAGATAGAGAGTGTCTCGCAAGATATGAAGAATCCATGGCTGCTTCGGAAGCTCCGAGTGTAGAAGAACTGTGCCCAGCCATCTTAAGCACTGACGGTAAGTTTCCTACGCGCGGAGAATTGCGTTCTTTGCAGATTGGACTCATGGCTCTTTTAGAAGATGGGTGTCCAACTATTAATCCTGAGCCAGTGCATAGATTTGCTGGCGGAGTATATCTTCGAGAGCTGGATATCCCAGAAGGAAATTTAGTTCTTGGCAAGATACACAAGCACGAGCATTTTGTAATTCTTGCAGAGGGTGCTTGCAGAA